AGCGTGGAGAGCCCCGCCTCCATGCGCAGCTGCGACCCCGCAGGCTCCTTCACCGGGTCAACCCAGCCGCGCCCGGGCCCGCGCCAGTCGCACCGCGCATACGCGCCACGCATCTCCACGAAGTCCGGAGCGCCCTGCGGCATGGGCGGCGCATCGCGCTCCATCGCCTCCTCGAGGAACGCGACCCAGATGGGCTGTGCAAAACCGCGCGCGAATCCCCCACGGCGCCGGCTGATCGTCTTCCATGTCTCGAGCAACGCCGCGCGGGCCGAGGAGTAATTGGTCTTCGACCAGTCCTGGCTGACCTGCATCTCGGATTGGCCCGTCGCCGCGGCGATGTTCCGCAGCACCGCCGCCAGGAACGCCGGGTAGTTCCCCGCCGGACGCGTCGCCGCCACGGTGTTGATGCTGTCGCCCGGGTAGAGCACCGGCAGGCGCACGCCGTTCAGGGTCAGGCGGGTGTCCCCGTAGTACTCACCCCTGGCCTCCTGAAGCGCCGGCACGTCGCCGGTCCCGGGCGTGAGGGATTCCTGCACCAGGTCGGGATCGTCGCGCGACTGGATGAAGGCGGCCAGCGTGGCGTTGACCACCGCCGCCTGCAGTTCGACCGAATCATAGCGGGTCAGCATGCGCATGCGCGCGAGCACTGGCGCCAAGACACCGACGCCACGATGCTGGCCGATGCGGTCAGCCTCGAAGTAGTGCACCACCACCGGGCGCCCCCAGCGCGTCTCTCGCGCCCAGGTGCGCCAGGTGAAGGCGCTCTGGCCTGCATACCAGTCGCCAGGATGCGCATCGCGGAAGTGGTAGCGCACGGCCGCGCCGTCCCGGTCGATCTCGACGCCGCCGCGGTGCGTCGCGTCATCCTCCATGTCGTTCGGGTTGCTCAGCCGGTCCGGCTCCACAAGCCCGACCGTCGTGGCGTAGTGGCCGCGGCCATAGGCCATCCGCTCCGGCCGCCAGGACACCAGGCCGAGCGCGTCGCCCTCGACCAGCATGGTGCGGAACGCGACCTGGAACTGCTCCGGCACGGTCATCTGCCGCGCCGTGTCGCACCACCGCGCCGGGTCCATCGCCCAATCGCGCCAGCAGCCCTTGGCCCAGGACGTGAACTCCGCCGCCCAGACGGCATCGAAGCCCGATGTGTACCAGGACAAGCTGGCGATATCGGGCTTGGGCGCCGGCCTGAGGTCGGCACCAACCGCGCTGTCTACGATGCGCGTGATCGCCCCGGAGGCCCAGCCATCGTTGCGTGCAAGGTCACGTATCCGCGCCACGATGTCGCGGCGCGAGCCGTTGATGTCACCATCCGCACTGCGGAACGGCGGGAGCCAGCCGGCCAGTTCCTGGCTGACCTGCGACGCCGCGTCATAGCTGCCGCTTCCGAGGCCGGCCATGGCGCGACTCCGGCGCACGAGCGGCTGACCGTCAGGGCCGAGGATGACGGCCGTGCTCATGAGGCGTCTCCCTTTCCCTTGGCTGGCGATTTCGCGGGCACGACTCGAGATGGGGCGCCGTGGTGATCGGGCCGCACCTCCCGGATAACGACCTGCGTCACCTGCTCTGGCGGGATAGCCTTCCCGCCCGGACGGTGCGTGACGGCGCTGGTCATCAGAACCGCACCCCTATGGCCCGCCGACGGCCCTTGATGCCCAGCTGCCGCTCCAGATCAGCGATATAGGCGCGCAGGGCGTCGATGTTCGCCACCGAGTACTTCATCGTCCGGTTCACCTGCCCCGCCGCATAGCTCACCTGCTCGACCTTTGATCCGGTCATGAGGCGATGATAGGCAGCCCGCGCATCGCTGAGCTGCGCCTGCAGAGCCGCCGTGGTGTCGGACATCGGATATCCGGTCAGCCGAACATGCGGGCGAGGCGCCTGCCGACACCACCGGAAGCGGCACGTCGTGCGGTGGCGATTACAGGCGCCGGGGGGACAGAGACGCCGACCGCGGCGTCGTCGGCCTCGACCTGCAGCGTCTCGATCATCGTGTTGGTCTCCCAAGGCTGCGCCCAGACCGGCGGCCGTTCCCAGTCGATGCGATGCAGGCCATGCAGTCGCGCGACGATCTCGCAGCCGACCATCATGTCCATCACCTCATTCCGCCGGTGCGATTCAGACTTCGACCAGGCGCCACTCACCGGGTCCCGCTGTTCCGCCGCCAGCTGCTCGAAGAACTCATGCGGCGGCTCGTCGTCCCGAAGATCGAAGGGGAACGACACCGATCCAGCCGCCGGCGCCTCGAGCGCCAGCTGCGCCGCCAACGCATCCTTTGCCCCGTTCGGATTGAACAGCAGCAGCGGCACCTGGCCGCGCGCCGCCGCCTTGCGGTCCTTGCGCTGGCTGTTCGGGTAGACCAGCTGGATCCGGGGCGCGGCACGTGCCGAGGCGCCACGCGTCGGCACCAGGCTCCACACGTCGCGCCCTTCGATCAGTCCGAGCTTCTGGGCCCGGCCCGCCTTGCGACGCCGAAGCCAGGCCGCATAGGCCTGCTCAGTCACACCGGGGACGCCGTAGGCATCGAAGCCCACCGCACGGACGCGCATCCCGCGCCCAGATCCATCGGCGAGCGGATAGACCACGTCCTGCAGCCGATCGAGCAGCTCGTCCCAATCATCCGCGTTCGTCCCGGGCTCGGCCGGCATCACCTGGCGGTCGATCACACAGGAACGGCCACCCTCGCCCCAACCACGGGCGAGCCATTCGAAGCGCGATCCCTGGGCGTCGGCCCAGACGCTGATGAACCGCACCCAGTCCGGCACTGCGCCCAGCGTCAGTGTCTTGTCAGCCCGCTCGGCGATCACCGCCGCGTCGATGCTCCCGATCCGCGCCGGTGGCGCGAAGGGCTCGCCGAAGGTCTTCACCACCACCTGGCGGAGACCCTCGACCTCGCCAAGTGCCGCCGCCCGTTCCGCTTGCGCCAGGGCGCGGGCCATCCCGCCGATGCCATCCTTCGTGAACGGCGACATCACCCCGAGGATCCACGCGCCGGCAGTCTTTACGCGGCGTCGGTGCCCGGTCACCCGGCCATCCTCTTCGATCGCCTGCCCTTCGCCGACCCAGAGCCCGGTGCGGTTCATGGCCGAGCGCTGGCCATTTTCGATCAGACATCCATTGGCCGGGCAGACCAGGCGGGCCCGATCCTGCACCTCGTCGAGCGGCGCATCCTTTGGCCAGTCGAGCACCATCCGTCGAGGCGTTCCCGGATGCGGCGAGGAGTAGCTGCCGCAATGCGGGCACTGCCACCACCAGGCGCAGCGCGTGCTATCCGCATAGACCCCCATGATGCCGCGCTGCTTGGCTCGCGGCGCTTCAACCGCAACGCCCCGATCTGGATGGCTGATGAGAAGCAGCTTCGAATCATCGCCCGCCGCCTGACGCCGCGGGTTCAGCAGCGCCAGCGGGTCGCCCAACGCCTCGTCATAGTTGTCGATCTCGTCGGCGACGATGCGCGAGACGTGCTTGTTCACCAGCGACGAGGGCGTGAAGGTCAGGAACTCCGCTCGGCCACCCCGGAAGCGCTTGAACTCGACCGAATCACGGCCCAGGCCGCGCCGCAGATGCCCGATCAGCGGTTCGTGCTGATCGAGCATGGGCTCGACGCGGCCCTTGACGTAGGCCGCGACTGCCGCGTCGGTGTTCAGGTACCACAACAGATCGGCCGGATCGCTCTCTACGGTGTAGAGTAGCCAGTTCTCCGCGATCATGGTCTTGCCGCAGGCACCGGGCCCCACGATGGCGACCGTGTCGTACTGGTCATCGCTGAGCCAGTGCATCGGCTCCGTCAGGTAGGGCGCAGTATCGTGCGACCAGCGCTCGAGATGGGCACCGACGGGCGACTTTACCCAGCGGGATTGCGAGGCGTGGTCCGCGACCGACATCCGGTTGGGCGGCAGAAAGGCGTCGAACGTCTCGCGCAGTAGCCGCGCCGCGTCGGCATAGGGAAAGCGCCCGGGCTCAGTGCGCGGTGGCATGCTCCTGTTCCTCGGGTGGCGGCGGCGCTTCCTCTGAAAGGAGGTCGACCGCCTCGCGGTGGAATTCCCGCATCTGTGCCTCGATGCGCCGGCGCATATCGCGCACGACCGCGTCCGGCAGGTTATGGTGGCGTCCCAAGCTTCCGGGCAGGTTCACTAGGAACTGCGATAGCTTCGTCCAGAGTGGCGTGAGCCGCATCCGCATGTCGCTGGTCCAAACCAGCGCCTGCCGCTGCCGCGCGACCTCGTCCTCGACGCGCATGGCTTGAGCGTGTTTCAGCCGCTCGCCAGGCGAGAGCACCCGCTCGGCCTCCGGCAGCATGTCCTCGAGCGGGAGACCCACCTGCGCGAGCAGCTCGTCTCGCTCGGCCCGAGTGGAGATCTCTTCCTGCCGCTTCTGCTGCACGAAGGCGATCACCGCCTCCGGATCCAGCTGCCAGGCTATGCCGTTGCCGCCTTCGGCAACGACCGGGAAGTCCGGGTACTTCCGCAA